ATGTCGTAGTAGTCCTCGTTGTTGAGCTCGTGAATCTGGCCCGCGTGCACGGCCAGCTCCGGGAATACCCAGGTTTCGTGCTCTTTGCTGTAGCCGATGAAATCGATGGTCTCAACGGTTTTGATGCCGCTGATCTGCTGTTTCAGCAGGCGGTCCAGCTGCTGGCTGGAGCCGGTCCATACGGCACCGGGGGCAATGCCCAGAAGGCGCTTTTTGAACTCGCTGGCGCTGGCCAGCTGGCCGCCACTGAATGTGTTCTTCACGGGCCGGCCGTCGTGCGGGAAGTCTACGCGGTAGTAGTACCAGCTCTCGTCGGTGACCTTGTTGGCCAGGTAGTACAGAGCAGTGGGGTAGCAGTTGGCGATCTCCACCACGGCGTTGCATTGTTCCAGGGCCCGGTCGACCATCTGGCGGTCGGTCAGCGGCTCGTCGCTGTCCTCCAGGTCCCGCATGGCCTTGTGGAATTCCTCCATGTTCAACTTGAACCAGAAGAGCCGGTTGTTGAAGCCGAAGGGAAACTCATTGCGCCCGGTGTGGCTGTAGATCCGGTTGGCCTTCTCCTGGGCACTGCGGGCGATGACCAGATCACCCTGGTACAGGAATTCCTTGGTGGTGGGTTCGCCGTCCTCGTTGATCAGCTCGCCGCGCTGCCAGGCATCGTTCCAGTCGCGCTTGTGCTTGCCTTCCTGGGGGATGACAGCCGCGCCCACCTTCCAGCCCTGGGACCGGGCGATGTTGGCGAATTTGCGGATGTAGCGAACGCCGGCGGCGTCGCCATCCATGGCCCAGATCAGGCGGGGCAGGTCTTCGCCAGCCTCTTCCCGGGCCTTGCTCAGCTCGGCCAGGAAGGTGTCCGGGTAGTTGTTGCAGCTGAAGACAGCCACGGCCGCAATGCCGGCGTGGTACAGGGCGATGGCATCGAAGATACCTTCCACAAACCACAGTTCTTTGCCCTGGGCCAGATCCAGCCCGGGCGGTACCCAGGCCAGGCCTTTGGTTCTGCTGCCGTAGTTGAAGTGGGCCTTTTTCTTGCCGAAGCGGTGCGGCTTGTCGATCAGCCGTTCCCAATAGTCGCCCCGGTCATTGATGCGGAAGCGCACGGTGGCAGAGCCTATGTTCCGCTCGCGGTCCCAGTATTGCTCCTGGGTGTACCAGCCCCGCACCTTGGCCAGATCGAAGCCCCGGCCATGCACCATGTAGGCATCCGCCACTTCGGTACCGGTTTCCTTCTCGCCGGACTTGCGGTCTTTCCGGCCGTAGCGCTCTGTCCAGCTGTCAAACAGGTCCGGGAACAACTCCTTTACGTGGTGTTGCTCGCCACACTTGCTGGCCCGGCCGCACTGAACCATCCATGGCTTATCAGAGCCCACAAAGGCTTCCCGCTTGCCGCAGGACGGACAGCGGATGCGGCGCAGGTATTCGCCGCGCTCAACGCCGTCAAAGTCGCTCTGCAGCCGGCGCAGAATGTCGGCCCGTAGTTGGTCTTGCATGCGGATGGCTCCGGATCAGGCGTGAATGCGGTTAACGTGGTCTGGGTTGTTGGCCCGGAATTGAAGCAGCTCGTGTACCGAGAAGATGCTGGTGCAGCCGGTGGCGGTGTCATGAACCACCACCATGTTGCCGGTGGTGCGGCTGACATCCACGAAGGCGGCGGGCTTGCCGGTGTCTTCCAGATCGGCCCACGCCTGGGTAACGATAAGAGCGGCCTGCCGGCGGCTGACCGAGTATTCCTCGATCAGGCTGTCTATGGTGGCCTCGACACTTTCGCGGGCGCTGATTCCCTGCTTGCGTTGGGCGATCAGCTGGCCGTAGGCGGCGTTGGTGATGGGGCTGTTGACTGCGTTGTTCATGGTTATTTGTCCTCGTTATTGGTCTGGTCGTGCTTGAAAAACGTGAAATCCATGTCTTGCTGGACAGCGGCAGCAGCTTCCGGGTTAAGCGGGATCGACTTCACCTTCCCTTTTGGGTCTGCCACCAGCCTGGAGTCGTGGGTCAGGAACACCACGCCTCGGTACCCGCAGTGCTCATCGTCCTGACAGAACACATAAGCGGTGCGCTGTGCCGGGATAACCTGAGTGCTGGTGCGCACCCTGCAAACGCCCCCGCAGTGCGGGCACAGAATGCGAATGAAGTTCCGCAGTGCCTCTTTGGCCGGCACTACAGGCCGCGCGGGCTGCTGAGGGTTCTTTGCAGCCAGCAAAGGCCCGTAAGTGAGCGTTACCGTGCCCTTGTAGCCGCAGTTCAGGTGGTTTCGGCAGATGGCAATGGCCGCCTTTCCCTGCTTTTCCAGCTCTGAATCTGTTTGTATCTGGCAGCTGTCGCCGCAGGCCGGGCAGCTCAGCTGAAGGAAGTTGCGCTTGATCTGGCTGAGCTTCATTTGCGCTGGCCTCCTACTGCGTGAAGGGCTCGGTTTCGCCCGGTTAGTTTCAGGCTTGCCCCGCGTAGCCTTTGCTTCACCAGCCATTCGGCGGCCTGGTCAAGTGTTTGCAGCCCTTGCTGCTTCCGGATGGTGTCCAGCAGGTGTGATTGCTGGTCCGTCAGTTCCAGGGATATTTCCGGCATTTTTTAAGGACCTTAAATGGTGCGAGTTTGGGCCTCGGAAAGTGGCGCACCACCGGCCATGCTTGGTGTCGAGGGCAGCAGCACTGCTTCGGCCTGGGCGATAAGCATCTGGCGCAGCAGGCTGGCTCTGTCGGTTCCGGTGTAATCCACCAGGGCGTTGATCACGGCGGCCTCGTAGTCGTCCAGGTTGAGGCTCACTCGGTTTTTGCGGATGCGTTTTGGATCCTGATACATGGCGCTACTCCTTGATGACTCAGGCGGACTGCTGGCTCTGGTAGAGCTCCAGGCCTTTCAGAAAGAAGATTCGAGCTTGCGCAGACATGGAGCGGTTTTCTTTGCGGGCGATTTCGTAAAGCTCGTCCCGTTCCTGCTGCATCAGCCGAAGGGCAACCGGCTTGGCAACCACAACCCCGGATGGGGCGCGAGTGAATACGGGTTTATTGGCGGCACTCATCGTGTATCCTTCGTGTAATTACGTGTTACACAGAATGATAGACGTCAACCGGTAAAGTAATCAACCTTATGACAGATGAAAATTACCTATGGAAAACTATTTGACTGATAGGTGTCGTTTAGGCGAACAGATAATTAACAGAATGAAGAGTGTGCTCGGCGTGTCGATGGATAAGGAGGTTGCTGAGTTCTTTGGTATAAACCAGGCAAGCGTCACAAACTGGCGAAAAAGAGGAACGATACCGGTTGAGCAGTGCATACAAATGGCAGCCAGAAAGGGCGTGACTCTTGACTGGCTGATCATGGGAGAGGGCGGCGATAGCGTCAGGGAGTCCGGCTATAGCTACCTAGCAGACCCTGAGTACACCGAAGTTCCGCTTTACGACATCGAGGCCAGCGCCGGCCACGGATCTTTGTTTGAGCACGAGCGAATAGAGAGCCACCTGAAATTCCGTAACGATTGGCTGGCGCGAGAGCGCCTAGATAAGGCGAACCTGGTTGCCATTCGCGTGACCGGGGATTCGATGGACGGGACGCTGTCCGATGGCGACACCGTATTGATCGACCGATCACGAACAAAGCCTGATGGCGTATTTGCCATCCGGATAGGCGACGGCTTGCGCATAAAGCGGCTGCAGAAAATGACGGACGGCAGTTTGCGAGTTTCCAGCGATAACCCGATGTATCAGCCTGAGGTAATCCACCCGGAGAACATGGAACAGGTGGAGATCGTCGGGCAGTGCTACTGGCGCGGCGGCCGGGTGTTTTAAGGTCGAACAAAAAAAAGGGGGGGGCAGCATGAATTCTTTATCCTTCAATTACACCGATTCTCGGGGGCATACGACGGATTGGACAGTTGAACACTGGAAAGAGTCGGGGCGGTATATTCAGGGGGTCTGCACTGCGGACAGCCAGTTCAGAACGTTCCGGAAAGATCGCGTTAATCGATATCTTGGTGAAGGCGAGGCTGTATTGACCCAGCCCTACGTGCCAGCGCCCCCGAAAGTTGAGTCCCGCCCGGAGATTTGTTTTACGGGGTTTCCAAAGGTGCAGCGGTCGGTTCTGGAACATCTGGCCAGCGATCACCAAATGGCAGTAAAGAAAGATGTGACCAAAGGCCTGGCATTTCTTTGCTGCGGACCGAACGCTGGACCTGCGAAGGTCGCAAAAGCTCGGGACCGTGGTTGCCTGATCATTGATGAGCCAGGCCTGAAAATGATGCTGGACACTGGCGAGCTGCCGGAGCCCTGGGAGGAATAACCAACTACCTTCGCGCGGCCCGCTTAAACGGGTTGATGATGAGCGTCATCCCCACGGGCCGCTCCCGCTCCGGATCTTCCGGCAGAAGCTTGAAGCCAATCCTGAGCTCAAAATCAAACCAGGGGCAGTACGGCACCATGGCATAGAAGCCGGTGAACAGTCGCCAGCCATCTTTCGCCCACACGGTCTGCTGCCCGTACCTGCCGTTGTCCACCACCTTCTTTCCCTCGTAACGCACGTAGTCGCACGCGCCCTGCACGCAGCTGAACAGGTGCATGCGGGTAAGGCCGTTGGCGGGGTTGCGGATGGCCAGCCAGTACCACTGGCTCCAGAAGCCGGTGGGGTTGCCGTGAAAGAAGGGGTTGTAGGCCTTGCTGGTGCCATAGGCGCGGTTGCCCATGGTGCCGTAGTCTGGGTTGTCCCAGGGCGCGAACAGGCGCGGCAGGCGCATCATTTCCCAGCCGGGGAACTCGGGGTTGCCGTGGTGCCGGGCCGGCCTGGCAAAGGGCAGGGCGATCAGCACCACCGCCGGGCCAATGATGGCCACCAGCACGCGCAGGATTGCCAGGGGCAGGTCG